TCTGTATCGTTTACTTTAACCACGTAATAGTCTGTATTTGTCGATAAAGGAGTATCATCATCACCATAAGTGATAGGGGAACTAGCAAAAGACTCGTAATGGACCTTAGTTCCTGATACGAAGTAATGATGTCTATCATTTCCTGCTCCATCTACTGACTTCAATCTCTCAGTACTTGTATTTACATTCGCTCGTAGAACCATAATAGCACTAGGAGTATGGCCATTTGTCTCATAAAAACCATCTGCCAGAACCTCCACTTCTTCATTTTGTAAATGAGTAAACCCAGGAAATAAAAACGCAGTAACAGGAGTAACCGTTACTGTACTAGTACTCCCTGCCAATCCTGTTATATTTTGGGCCACATCATCGAAGGCCGCTTGAGCAGATGTTGCAAATTTTATAAGGTCGTCGCTTTCTCTTATAACCCAGGCATATCCACCTGTAAGGGTAACTCCTCCAGGGAGAGTCCCTCCCGTCAAGGTAACCTTTGTCCCCGTACCATATCCATGCGCTGTAATAGCTACTGTGTCGTTCCCTATATGAACATCAGAATCAACGTCATTATTAGCATCAAACGTTTGCACATTATCTGTGACCTTCACTCTCTTAGCTGAATCAGCAAACCATGCCTGGTCATCGTCATCAGTAGAAGTATTCTTGAGAGTAGTATGATCAAAGTCGCCCCCGATTTTCTCAAGGTAATGTACAGAACTTCCTGCTACTGTTCGCTTAATAGAAATGTATAGATCGTCAAAAGTCCCACTGCTATTAGGAATAACAGTAATCCCGTTAATACTTGCATCCGTCCCACCTATGGTGTGCCTATGCCATGCAATAGTTTGTGTATCATTATCTAAAGTCAACCCTATAAGAGAGTTCCTACTTGTCACAAACCAAATGATCCCTCTTGAGGCCTGATGTACCATTTGGACTATTTCGGCTCCCGCAGCATCTGACCCATGAGAAACTACATGCTCACTTGCCACTGACAAGTTTCTGGCCATGTACCCGCCATAGTCATTATTATAACGGTATTCCCTAACTCTTTTCCCATCCCTTGTAATAAACAAAGTCGCCTGCTCTACCCGCTTAGTCTGGGCCGCTGCCCCACCGTGGTTTGTCTGTGGCTGGATAAGAACATTACTTGCAGTAACTGCTGCATTACCACCTGTGACAACATACTCCGCACCCAACGTTCCTACTTCTAAAGCTCTCTGAGAAGCAAGCCATGTAATCTGGTTTACTTCCTGGGAAGCTATATTGAAGGCCCATGGATCTGAAGCTATCGCATCTTCTGCATAATCTAACAGATCGATATGACCTGCATCCCCTGCCCCTTCAAGCATCCTACCTGCCATAAAATGGTAGAAGTTATTCGTCATAGAAGCATAGACCGTATCAGGACGATCCTGAGTTCCACCGAACACAATCCTACTTTCAAAGAAAGCAACAGTTCGAGGCCATCCCCTATAATTATTCCAGGCCGATTCTTGCCAGTTATCAGTTTTTGTAGTGGCCCCTGCTGCTGCATGGACTGTTACTGTGGCCTGTGAAGTAAACTGGGGAACTAATGTATGAGTTCCAGAACCCGTTCCTGAGAGGCCTATATTTGTTCCAGAAGTATCTGATGTAGATTCTACTTGCTCTTGGTTTGCTGCTGCCACTTGAAATACATTAGCACTACTAACATTAGTAACGTAATAATCTGTGCTAACACTAAGTTCTGAAGGTAAAGCACCCGAAGTTGTAAACTGAACAATGTCATTATTTACTAACCCATGGCTACTCTTTGTCACTGTATTAGCACTCGCATCAAAAGTACATGTTCCTCCCGCAGGAAGACCATCGTTATAATTGATTTGATAGACGCCCCACTTAGTAGAGAATACCTTGTAGTACGCTCCAAAGTGGCCAGATCTAGGATCACAATTAAATATTGCTACCCCTGTTGAACTCCCACTCTTATAAGTCTTAAACGTTCCATTGGTCGCTGCTGTGGCCCCTGTATTTGCAATCATGATTTCAGGGTCAATATTGGCAGTGTTGTAAGGAACAGAAAGTGCTTTCTTTCTAGTGACTGGCCAAAAGGCATCAACATGCCTGCTTATCTGAAACTTGCTTGATGCTTGCCTAGAGATAACAAGTGGCTGCATTCTCCCACTCGAATGAGCTAGGAAGAAGTCCCCTGCTGATTGAGCAAGCATAAAACCATTCAAATCAGTAGTTATATTAGAGAGTCCCTCCCCTCTAAATGTACCCGTTGATTGTCCTATCACCATAGACTGGTTAGTAGCATATGCACCTGAATCTATCCGAATAGAAACAAGACTCCCTAAAGAGTCGTAAATCCTAAACTTAAGAGAATCTACGCTTACAGGCTCGATTGCTACAACATAGGCTTCACTCTTACTAAAAATAAAAGGAAGGAGAACAACGTTATTTGTTGCTCCTATATTCGCTATATACCTACTCCCAGGTCGTCTTGCCACCCCACCTTGTCTGACTGTAAGGAAGTTCTCAAGCTGCGCCACCCCTCCAAAATATTCTTTTAGATCCGTCCTTCCATCCAGTTTTGGATGGAGTTCCCCAGCAGCGAAGCTATTTTGTACAAACCTATATTTTGTCACAGTCTACTCTCCACAAAACTATCGTCAATAAGATCGGGAGGAGTGCCTTCTTGAGCATCAATACTTCTAGCAGCACTAAGAACACTCTCATATTCTGCGAGAAGTTTCTGGCTTAGGGCAGAACTCTGAACCAAGGAATAGCTTAAGTCTGCTGCCAACCTAAAAGACAACGCCTCTAAAAATTGGGAATCGTATTCTGCTGTCGCAGTAACCCTTGAGATATATTTGATTTTAACTTCAGAACTGTCAGACAGGAGCTTTCTATCGGCTTCAATTGCCCATAAGATTGTATTGTCATGTAAAGAGAGAACTCTTAAACAATCACTAGGCAATTGAAACTCATAATCGTATTCAAACAAAGGAGTCGTTGTAAGAGTCCCTAGAGACGCTCTCTTTAAAGCGAAGTTCCAGGGATGAGCACGAAGAACTTCATCCCGAACTTTATTATATTGTTCGTTACAAAGTCGTGCTCTCTTATTCGTCTCCGATAAACTATTAATCCTTTCTGCACCAAGCTTGATAAGCGCACTGTTACAGATGGACGTTTCTGTGGTTGTTAACGCCATACTTACCTCAGTGAAAAAGAAGGGGACCTAAGCCCCCTAATAATTAATCTACTACGTACATAACCATAATTTGAAGTACATGGTCTGTGGCACCGACAACTGCATCAGCTTTTACAGTTAATCGAAGAGTACATTCAGCAGAGAACTTTTTCATTCTTCCACCTAAAATACCCAGTGACGTAGAACCAGCACTTGAAGGGTTATACCCATCAAGGAAGCCATCAGCATCCCCTGCTTCTACAGCATCATCAGAAGCTGACCAACCAAGATCAATCGTTCCACCATCAAGAGCAGAATGGACGAGATGTACGTCTATAATTCTAGCTCCCTTAGGGATCTTCATGAAGTCAATTGTATCTGTATCGTCAACATCACCTGCGAAGGTGTAGTCATCATAAGCTACGTGAACACGCCCGTATTGTTCCCCTTTGGGGATCTTTTCCGAAGGAATGTTCACAAATTGTTTTGTGTAATTTGTACTGTAATATGCGGCCATTATATCCTCCTATTATTCTTTACAAGCAATCTCTACGACTTTGTTCTCTTCCATACGTGTACTACCTATGCCCATGCAAGCATATACTTGTGTACTGTAGGACTTGTCAGCTCTTTCGGAAATTTTTCCTTGAACTTCTTTGGCCGTAGCTAGTAGGAGTCCATCTTGTGCCCAAGCAAAACACTTTCTGTAAGTTTGTGAAGCAGGAGTCAAAGCTTGAGATCCTGAAAGGTAAGCACCTGTTGCATTATTATAAGCAATAGTAGCACTACCATAACTTGTAGAAAGTCTTTCTGTTCTGATGAACTTGAAGCCAAGAAAGGTATCAATTTCACCCTGAACAAGAGCTTTGACTGTGTTGAAGTCAGCACTTGTAATAGAAGTTTCACCTAAAAGACTATTAAGCTGAGAAGAACCAATTGCAATGTACCTAGGAATAGACTCATCGACATCATTGGCATCAAACTTTTGCTTAACTGCTCTAAGAGTTTGAAGGTTTAAGTTGTTCCCTGCTGTAGCTGTCCCGTCAAAGGCAGCGACTTTATTAGCAGAAGCGAGAGCTACTGTAGAACTTCCGTCCTCTCCGCCATAGGCTGAACCTGTAGCAGCAGAAATGATTTCATCATCTTTACTTCTACCTAAGGCCCACATTGCACTTTGAGCATAGTCTGAAGTTGGATCAATTAACATCCTGATTTTATCGGCATCATCAACTAGATCGGCCCATTCAAAATCTGTTAACGTAACTCTACGTCTTGAATGAGGAGTATCAAGTTGTGGTGTATCGGCATGTCGAGAAGTTCTCTTGACTGCGGCCACTGCTCCGATTCTATCGTAAAAGGCACTCTTTCCTCGCTGAGATTCATTTCTTACAAATGGGGCAAGACGTGAACCTTTCTGCTGAGATAAATGGAAAACGTTTGCAGAAAATTGTTTCACAAACGCAGTAGTAATTTCACTAGACATATTTTACTCCGTGGTTACTAAACGCTTAAATTATTAGTTATGAATTGCCCCGATAACAGGATTCGATCGAACACTCCTAAGAGGTCCTTACAGATTATCTCGTGTTCATTTGCTATATTAAGGTGTTACTGGACCTGCGTCAACCCAAATGCTGATACATCCTCTGAACTTCAGCGACTGCATTTTTATGATTTGGATGGCTCTTATTATGATAGGCATGGTTTGGATCACCCATGACTGTATTAATTTGGCCTTGAGCATCTGTTGGAGTAGTACCTAACTTAACAGGTCCAGACTCTTTAAACTGATCTTCTGTCAGCGTCTCTCCAATTTTAGCGAAAGTCCTTATCAAATTTGGATCATTCCCTAGGCCAGACTCATCGAGATACTCTTTAAAGTCTGTATCTGTAAAGTGAGCAACGGCTGCCTGGGCAGCTTTTACCTTAGCTTCGTAGGCGCTTCCCCAGTCCTTCTTTAACCCCTCTACCTTTTCATTAACAGTTGTTTGAGCAGCTTGAGTGGCAGCTTCGCCTTGACGTACTGCTTCTTTACCGTACCAGTCAAAGAGCTTCTGTGCCTGAGTAGGAAGAACCCCCGCTTCATGGGCAGCTTTCTTAAATCCCCCGAAGAATTCTTGATCAACTTCTTCCCCAGTCACTTGTATATCGTACTTATCTACAGAATCAGGAAGTCCCAACTTAGAGAAGACATTCGACTTCCACTCTTCTTCTGTCGCAAATTCACCTGGGACAACAATCTTATCCTTTCCAATCAAACGTTGAGCATTCACATATGATTTTGCCAAGTTCTCTACTGTTTCAATGGAACCTAGACTCGGATCTTCTTTTATATCTTCAGGTAATGATTCCTTCCAACTAATGGACCCAGTCTCTGTCTCTGTACTCTCCATCTTCTTCCAATCCTCTGTTTAATATTTCTCTTAGTTTTCTCTCATCTGTTTTTAAAATAGAAAGAATCCTCAAAATGACATTCCTATGTCC